CGTGGTAGGCGACCACCTCGCGCAGGACGGCGTCGGCAATGTCTGCCGCAGAGGGGTCGTTGAGGGCGGCAATGTCAGCCCTCGTGATGTTGTGCTCGTTGGTGATGTACGCCTTCATGACCGGGATCTCGCTCGCAATGAACCCGCGGGTTTGGGCGTTCTCCAGCGCAACGTCCGATTGTATGTCCGACGCTCTGGTCGCAGCATCTGCATCAGACTCTCTGGAGCTGATGGCTGCATCGATATTGGACCCCGGGAACGGGGTAGCGTCCGACAGGATGTCGGCCTGAGTCGCCCTCGAGCTGATGGCTGCGTCGATATTGGGCTCCATCGCAGCGGTATCCGCGAGGATGTCATCGAGGTGCTCGTCCACCGAACCGGCCGCCGGCGCCCCGCCAGTCGGAGCCAGTTTCATGGCGTCGCGGATGTCCTGTTGGGTAGCCGCCCCGGTCTGCCAGGACCCAGCGCCGTGCTGCGCGGTCTGCTCATCGTCCACGAGCTGCGTGGTGCTGTAGTCGTTGATGGTGCCGCCAGTGCTGCCGTCAACCAGACGCACGGTGCCGCCGACCTCGAGGCCGATGTTACTGATGGTGGAAAGGAGATTCAGCTCAAGAAATCCGTCGCCGCGGATGATAGCCAACTGCGTGGCGTCCGAACAGTCCCGAAGAGTGAGGTCTCCACTGTGGGCGCTCATGATCAGCGGTGCTGACGGGTCACCACCATTCATGTCGATGGTGTGGAACAGGAGGCTGTCGCAGTCGATGCAGATCATGCCAAACGCCGCCACCATGGTCTGCACACCGCTGAACTTGCAATTCACAAAGGTGCCGCCGCAATTGCCCAAGATGATGGTGCAGTTGACAAACTGAGGCCCGGCCCCTGACGGGGGCAGCAGGTTGCCGTCGATGGTGAGGTTGCGAAACACCGTGCCGTTGATCGACACCGACTGGATGTCAATCTCGTGGTTTGGGTTGGCGCTCACAATCTCGATGCCGCCCGGGTCGACCGCCAGCGGAATGTTTGTGGTGATCGTGTCGCTCGTAATGACGATACGGGACAGGCCCTCCGTGCCGCAGTTTGTGATGGCTTGCGCCAGGGTGAGCACAGGATCGGCCGGCGTGCCCGAGTTGGAGTCGTTGCCATTGGTCGGGTCGCAGTAGATGGCATCGAACCAAGACGGCTGCGGAGCAACACTCACCGTGGCGGTCTCGTCTATCACGGTGGCACCGGTCGAGTTGTCCGTGATGCTCGTCGGCGTCCCGCGCACCGTGATGGTGCCTGCCGTGCAGGTCGAGTCGATGACGAGGTCCCCGGCCCGCATGCTGATCTCGACGTCGTCACCGGCGTTGACGATGTCCGCAATCGTGAGGTCTCCCTCCCAGTCGGTGAACAGGATGTTGGTTCCGGTCGACGTGTTGGGGCTGACCGTCGGCGCCGAGCCGACGCCGGTAACGACCGCAGAGGAGCACGACTTGAATACGTGTGAAGCACCGTTGGTGATGTTGATGGTGTCGGCCAGGGTACAACGGTCAAAGCGGTTGCCGATGCCGCCGGTCGGGATGTTGGCCAGGTTGCATTCGGTGAATACGTTGTTGGTCGAACCGGCGGCCACAACGTTGCCCACGTTCAGCCGCACGAACGAGCAGTTGGTCACGAGCTGCCCGTTGAGATTGATCGAAGCGCCAGCGCTTGGGGCACCGTCGCCAACGAACTCAAATCCATCGACGGCGCCAGTGATGGACTGACCGGTGAAGTCACCTACGAAGTTGATGCGTCGCACGTCGTTGGCGTTTGCCACGATGATGGCTTGCGCCAGGGTGGCGACCGGGTCCGAGCGCTCGCCGGTGTTGGCGTCGTTGCCGTGCGGGCCAACAAATACGCCACCCGACAACTTGGTAATGTCCTGCGCCGGGCGGATGACCGACTCGATGTCCTCGGAGGCGTAGACGGGCGAGCCGCCGCCGGTATCCCACACGATGGAGGCGACCGAATCCGCGATCGTCGGCACCGTCACACCATACACTCCGGAGCTCCCGCGCTCGGCCACGCCGGTCGTGGTACGCGCCACGACGACGCCGCCGGCTGCGTTGTACAACGTGTACCCCACGGTGGAGAGGCCTGTGTAGAGCACGCCGAAGTCGGCCTCGAGGTACAGACTCGTGATTGCCATCAGTCCCTCCAGGGTGACCGGCGGACGCCCCGCTGGTGGGGCCCGACTCTGCCGGAGTAAGGTGCTGCGCCCGCCGGTCTCATTACGCCACCTTCAGAATGTTGAGCGAAACCTGGTTCGCGGTGGTGTCAATGCTGGTCGTTGCGAACAGCTGCTGCGCTCGGAGCCGGATCTTGTCTCCGTTTGACAGCGCCACGATACAGCTGCCAGCCGGACCGCTACCGCCGGACGCCTCCCGGTGGTATGAGCGACCATAGGATCCGGGGATAGGCGCATACCCCGCCGAGTCCTCCTCGACCCAGGTTGACAAAGACGCGCGGGTTGCGCCGGTTGTGTCGGTGATGTCGTAGCATACGCAATGATTGATTAGATAGGTGCCGTCCGAGTTTATCGTGATTTCGTTGGCGGAAAGCGAGTAATTGGAGTTACTCACTGCCGTATTGTTGAGGTTGACCGTTGCGGCAGTGGTGGTGAGGCTCTGATTGCCGGTTGTGTCGGTGAACTGCGCGGCATCCAGTGAAGCTGCCGGCGCCGGCAGACTCCCCACTGTGACTTTCTTCTTCGCGTTGCTGTCCGCGCTGTCCTCGATGAGCAACAGGTCGTTGCTGACTGGCGTCGCCTTCGACGTGATGGCGTTGATTTCCCCGCTCACGTTGTCGTGGATGGCGTCGTCGTCGGTGCGGAGATTGACACTCGACCCGTTCTCGCGCCCGCGCAGCTTGTTGAGCGAGGTGTCGTACCACATCGAGCCGTTGGGGGTGACGCCACCAATCTGCGGGTTCCCTGTCGTCGTGCGGGTGCCGCTGATGTGCGTGTCTGGGCTGACCCACCACTCGTTGGCAGAGGTGACGGTGAAGTCGCCCCCGACAATACCACCGAACCAGTAGAATTCTGCGGTTGCCGCGTCGACCTCGACGTCGCCGATGTCGAATCCCTGCACTGTCTGGCAATTGAAGAACCGGGAGCTGAACTGGCTGTCGTGGTAGACCGCCTTCGGGTCGGAGCCCCGGTCGCTCGCCTGAATGAAGCTGTCCCAAACTTCGCACTGCCCCGAACCATTAACCCACAGGCCTCGGTAGTACGATGCCGTGCCTCCAAAGCTCGGGTTGGCGTGAAGGTAGCAGTTGCTGATGTACGCTCTGCCGCTGTCGACCTTGACCGCACTGAACGGGTTGGAGTTGACCGCTTGTGCTGCGGGACGGATCTTGAGATTGCGAAGCTCGACGCTTTTTTGTACGAGCACAGCGGCAGCACCAGAAACAAGCTTCGCACCGGTAGGATCAATCTCCACGGGAACACCAGTACCATCCCATGGGGTGCCCAGGCCGATGATTGCGCTACATGCCGCTGTTCCGCTGATGGTGACGAGTTCATCGTAGCTTCCAGGGCAAACCACAATCGTTCTGGCCGAGGTGTTGTCTACCGCATCTTGGATAGTGCTGAAATCGGCGCGTGCGTCCGTGGGATGCACGAGCGCCACACCTCCGGCAGACGGGTAGAATCCTTCAGGAGGAAGCAAGGCTGCGACCGTAGAGGTCGCGCCCTCCGTCCTGGTCCCCGACAATTTCAAAACGCAAATCTTGAGCGTAGCGTTGTTGCCGATGTTCCACGCGGTGTCAGCCGCCAGGTCATTGACAAACAAGTCAATCTCTCCATCACTCGCCGTGTGAAGGATGCCGGTTGTGCCGGTTGGCGTACCATCCTCGAGGATGTGGTCGATTCGACCAACGATGGAGCCGGTGCCGTCTCGACCCACTGCAATCGAGTTGTTGCCGGTGAGGTAAATGTCGCCGATGTCGATGTGCAGGTGACCGATCCCACTGGTGGTGTCGCCGACACCGACGCCCGTGCCGACGTGAATCTGCCGAACGTTGACGACGATGACGCCGGTCGCCGACGTGTTCACAACGCCGAGCGCCGGGCCGCCGGTCAGGTCAATCTCATCGATGTCGACCCAAGCTGTGCCGGTACCAGACGATTTCAGTACCGCCGTGCCCGAAGCCGTGCGTGTGACACGCAGGAGCTTCACCGAGCAATCATCGGCGAGCACCACCTGCCCGGTAATGGTCGCCCCGGGACCGTACAGGTTGACGCCAGTCGAGAGCGTGACTGTCTCGGAGTAGGTGCCAGGCCCGATGTAAATTGTGTCGCCCGACGACGCGGCGGCAACAGCCGCTGCGATGGTGGCGTAGTCACCGTCTCCGTCGGTGTCAACGGTCAGGACATTGGCCCCGATCTCCAGCTGCTTGAGTGGAATCTTCGCCGGCATTCGATTAGCTCTGGTAGTAGGCCACGAGGTCGTCGCTCGTCTTCATGTTTGGCGCCGTGCCAGACGAGGCGAGCCAGGTGATGGTCGTCCCGCTGATCGTGTAGTCCTCGCTGGCCCCCTGGATCATGGCCACACCGTTGAAGAGCAACAACACCGACGCATTCGAGGTCGGGGTGTTATCGAGCGTGTCGGTGAGAGCGGTGTCTGTATTGATGATCGACTCGGTGGTCACCCGCTCCTGGTTTGGGGTCGTGCCCGACAACCCGTCGAGCTTGGTCTTGTCGGCGGCCGACATGAACCCGTTGATGCCCGTGGTCGCAGCGGCGTGCAGTGATCCACCCGACCGATCGCCGTGGTCGTGCGTGTGGTCGGCTCGAGAGAGGCTACCGGAGACGCCCTCGGCATTCGTCTCAGCGAGCTCAACCGCTGTCGCGGTCGACACCGCATGCTGGTGGTCGCGCCTCGAGACACCATCCCCGGTTCCCTCCGACGATGCATCTCCAGCGTTGACGGTCGAGATGGTCCCGGTTGTCGTGTCGAGCTGTTCTGCACGAATCTTGGCAGGCATCCTCTTCTCCTACTGGTAACGGACGATCAGCTGGTCCGTGGTCTTGAGCACAAATGGGTTGTTCCAGGTGATGGTGCTTCCGCTCCTCGTGTAGTCGGCACCAACACCCTCGTCGTAGATAACACCGTTGACGTACAATTCTACAGAAATCGCGTCGATCGGGAGACCTGAGAGGATGAACGAAACCTGTCCCGCCGTCGGAGTGAACTCCTCTTGCGACCATGGCAGGTGTCCCCCGCCAACCAGCCGAGCTGTCATTCCGGCCTCTCAAACTGGGAGTACTTCCCCTTGCGCATGGTCAGCACCTGGCCTCGAGGCTTGCGCCCCGGCTTCGCCATACCCAGATGAATCCAGTTGGCTGTGCTGGAGTACTCGTCGATCACCTGGTCGAAATCCAGCGTGCTGTCGGCGATCCACTCCACGATGTCAGCCGTCGGCGAGTCCCACATCGGCACGAAGTCGGCAGCGCACCCATGCAGGTGGGCCGACGTGTACGAGCCGCGGATGATGGTGTTGAGCTCTTCGCACCGGTACCCCGAGGTGATCCAGAGCGGACCCCAGACCCGCCGCACCGGCTCGAGGAACTCCTCGCAGAGCTGGGTCAGGTTCTCGATGTGCTCCAGCGAGGGGGTGTTGCTGATGGTCCGGTGGGAGGTGCGGACCAGTTCGCCGAGGGTGAAGTGTGGCGACAGCTTCTGCTTGAGGTCCATCACTGAGTCTCCACAATCAGCTTCCGTGCTCCGAGCATCGCGCCCGCCGTCAGAATGACGGTCACGGTGGCCACGAACACCGGGGATCTATACCACGCCGTGGCATCTTCGAGGCGGTCTTTCAGGATGTCCATCTGCCCATCGTGGCGCTCGTTCTCGATGGCTTGCTTCTGCCGCAGCAGGCTGATGTCGACGTCGCACAGCTTCTGCTTCTCCTCGACACGCAGCTTGACGAGCTCCGAGCATTGATGAGCCTTTACCGCCACGCGAGCGGCGAGCTCGGGCGTCGAGCACTGCGCGTCAAAGGGGACCGTCTCCCCAGCCTTGAGCCCCACGCTCTTGTAGTCATCCTCGGCCGACGCGGACGAGGAAGTCAGCAAGAGCGACAGGATCGTCAACAAGGCTATCCACAAGAGCCTTCCCATCTTCATCGAGCTTTTCCAATTGCTCCTTGTAGGTGTCCTCGATGACACGCCTGGCGTTGTCAGCCCCGATCTCGGCCTTTAGCCGCTTGGCGACGGCGCGGGCCTCGAGGGCGTCGAGCTCCACGCTCACCTCGGAGGCGAGGTCTGCATTGCTGCGCCGGCCGAGGATGTACGACACCACGACGATGGCGATCAGCACCGGAGCCCAGAGCCAGTGGTACCATTTCATTCTTCGGGCTGCTTTCCGTTCTTGAGCAGGCCGGCAATCTTCACGCCTCCGCTCATCGTAACGGCTCCCACGATCACCTTCCACGAGAACGGTCCGGCGAAGTCGAGGAACGCCTGGGCACTCTCGAGCGGCAAAACCGAGACTGCGTACAGGCCAGCGGACAACGTTACCAGGCCACCCGTGATCACGATCCATTGGTTGCGTCCTGGGAGTCTCATTTCGCCTCCAGTCTGATGATGCGCTCGATGCATTGCCTGATTTCGGCGTCATGACGGTTCGCCATGCCTCGCTCCAGCGTCATCTGTTGGTTGATGTGCTTCACGTCCACTTTGATGACCTCGATGTCACTCTTGATTGCTGCAATGCCGCCCACCACCAGCGCTGCCATCCCGAGCAGGGCACCAACCAACCATCTCCAGGTCACGTACCCGTTCCCGCCCCTGAACCGGATGTCTGTTCTTGTGTCATGCGGCGACACTTCATTCTCCTACAACGGTGTTACGGTGACGTCCTTGTCGGTTCGCACCCACCAGCGTCCCTCGAGCGTGGTCGGCGTGATGCCGGAAACCGATGGCTGCATCTGGAACTCACAGGTATTCGCCGCAGCTCCAGAGGTGAAGGTGTTGAAGCTGGCGACCGACCCGGTCGACGCCGCCAGTGATGTGGACCCCATGGCAGAGATCTGACACGTCTCGGTTCCGGCCTTGTTGATGGCGGAGAAGTGGTAGGATCCGGTCGTGGTCTGGAAGTCGGTCCCGTCGTCGGCGTGGCACTCCCAGAAGATGTGGCCGCCGACCGAGGAATTGCTCGGCACACTGATACTGAACACCGGCGTGTTGACTCCACTGGTCAACCCGGTCTTCACTGGACCGTCCTGCGCGTGACTGCCGTGGGTGACGATGTTGAGCGGTTGCGCGGTTGTGCCGAGCATCATTTGGTTGGCCCGCGTTGTGGTTGCCTGGTAACCAATTGCTGCCGAATAATCGTTGACACCACCAGCTTCGCGCCCGATCGCGATGGCGTCTGTGGCGCTGACGTTAGCCTGCCGACCGATACAGACGCCGTAGTCGCCCGACGACTGGTTGGCCAAATATCCGACGGCGACTCCAGCCTGGCCGACGACATTGGAGTCGCGTCCGATGGCGACACCGTAGAGCCCGGTCACGCCGGAGTCCTCTCCGATGGCTACAGAGTAGTCGTTGTTGGCATTCGCTCCGTACCCGATGCCAATAGCGTAGGCGTCACCAGCTCCGGTGATACCTCCGCCAATGGCAACGGAGTAGTCGCCAGAGCCAGCAGCAGAATCAGTCCCCAGGGCAACGGAGTAGTCGCCGTCCGCGTTGGTAATGTACCCAATGGAAATTGCAGCGACACCGTCGGAGTCTACGGCGAAGCCGATGCTCGTAGATGCGAAGCCAGGGTCGCCGCCGGAGTAGAGCAAATTGCCGATGCCGATGGATCCCAGGGTAGGGGTGCCGGAGACACCACCACCAATAGTGACCGACGTGTACCCGATGGCGTCGAGACAGGCGAACCCCGACACGGTATCGCTCCACCCGCACTGCATGTCCTGGTCGTCGCCCATGCGCAGGTAGACGTCGTCGTTCAAGTCGATGTTGACGCTCGGATCCGGAGGTCCGCCACCACCACCACCGCCTCCGCCGGCGCCGCCGTCATAGACGTGGGCGGCGACCGGCACGGCGGCCATGATGATTGCCGCCAGCACAAACCGCTTCATGGCTATCTCCTGTTGAACTTCGCCGCGTTGGCTTTCCACACGCCGTCACCGAGCCGGAACGTGACACGGACTTGGCTCGCCTTGACGGCTGCGGTGTTGCACGGGTCGATCTCGAAATCCTTGTCGGCGCACACGATCCTGGTCGCGATGCGATCGAGGTCGAGTGCCTCTTGGCCTGTGATGTCGGCCTTTGCCGTCACCCGGGTGCGCCTCGATGCCGCCGACGCGTCCTCGAGGTCGTATTCGCCAGCCATGTACCCTGCGGCTGCAGCCGCGAGGACTGCCATCGTTCCTGCTTTCTTCTTCATGGTCTACCCCTTGGTGGAAAGTGCGGCGAGAACGCGTATACTGTCCGCTGCAGTGCCGCCGGTGTTAGTGAACACGCACTTCATGCTCTGCACGCCTTCGATGTCGACCCGGCTCATCCATCGCTTCGGCGACGTCAGGCCGCTCGGGTCGGTCACGAACGTCAGAGGCATCACGCACGTTGCCGTAGCGCCAGACACGGTGCACGTCTGCAGGAACCAGTTGGTGGTGTTGAGGTCTGGAGACGCAGCGCAATTCATGGTGATAGCAGTGACCGAGTCGTCCGCATCGGTCACTTCGATGTAGACCATTAGCAGGCCCATGGTGTTGCCGGCGTTGCGGTTCACGACGAACGACGGGGGCTGCGGTCCGCCGAAAGTTGTGGACGGGATGACCACACCATCGCTCCCCAGCTTCTGGTAGAGCTGTGCAGGCCCGGTCGTGGCCATGAGAATCGAGAATGCGAGTGCTTTAAGCATTTGGTTCTCCTAGTCGAGTTCAGCGAGCTTTTCGCTGCGAGCTTCCATGTCCTCGGCGTGGCGCTCAAGGTCCGGGGTTGGGAGCTTCGGCCGCGGAGCGCCGGCGCCTGCCTGATCCTCCGTGGCGTAGTTCTGTTGCATCTGCATGATGAAGTCCGGCTGCATGGTCTCGTCCAAAGGCATCCCCACGAAAAGCGAGAGCTGGACGATGTCGGATTTCGGGAGTTGCTCCTGGAGCTCGGCGATCCGACCAATCAGCTCGGGGACAATGTACCCCTGAACCAGATCTGGGAACACCTCGCGAAGAGCCTCGGCGCCCTCGGGAGAAAGTGTGCCATTGACGAGTTCATCGAGCTGCGACAGCGGGTCGTCGATTGCCCTCATCCGGTTCTCAAACTCAGAGCACTCCATGTCGGACGGTACCCACTCCTCGTAGGACAGGAGCGGATTGAGCGTGTTGGCTGGGGGAGTTGGCATGTGCCGATTCATGTACGCAACCGCCCGAGTGGCTGCGCCTACCATCTGCATGGAAGTTTCAGGCGCGGCGTCCATCGTCTCACCTATGGTCCGGGCGAGCCTGGCGTTGAGCATCTCCGGGTCGGTCTGCAAGCGGGCTATTTCGCCGGAGACTCTCTTGACCGCATCGGCCCGGGTCTCCTTGCGCTTCTTCTTTTTGCCGGGCTCGAGCGTGAAGTCGACCAGGAACGACACCGCGCCGACAGGCGGACGCCACCTCGAGGCTGCCTTGCCGCCTGGCTTTCCGGTCTTCGCCTTCTGGATGAACCGGTCCACGGCTCCGCCGGCTTTCTCTTTGAAGGACCGCTTGAGGGCGTCGAGCCGAGCGAGTCGACGAATGCTGCGCACCGGGTCGAGAAGCTCCTCGGCAACGATACCGAACAGGGCGCCCGGGGAGCCACCCACGGCGTAGCCGGCGATTGCCCCGGTGAGTCCTCGGCCGCCAGCCTTGCCCTCGTTGGTCGCGTTGACGATGTCCTCAAACTGATTCTTTCGAGCGATGTGGTCACGCTGGTTCAGAATCGTTTTCTCAAAGTCTCGGGTGACTTGATCAGCGTCGGCGAGCGCCTTTCTCCCCTTCGGAGTCAGGTCGTACCACTCATCGATCTTGCGAATGAAGTCGCGTCGAGCTTCATTCTGGCCGAGCAGGAACTGATTGTACTCGCCCTCACCACCACGACCGACCGCTCGCGAAAACTCATCAAACCCCTCGCGGCGACCACGCTTCGGCGTATCCCAGATGCCGCGGACGACATCGGTGGCCGGAGGACCCTCGACGTTCATCTGGAACTTGCCGCTCAATGCGTGTCGTTGCCATCGCAGCCAGTTGTAGTACGCCTGGTTGACTTCCTTCTGCGCCATGCCGGCGCGCCCCCACACATTGGGGTTCTCCAGAAACTTCTCGACCTCGTCATACACGCCGCCGGCACGACCCTGCTCTCCAATTGCCCACTCACGCGCCACTGTCTGGGCCTCGTGCGGGTATTTCAGTTTGGCAAGCCGGCGAGCTGGCTTGGCGATCTCCCTCTTGAGCCGGTCCATCACCGTGTGCATCTTCGCTAGCTGAGAATCAGCCGACACCTGAGTCCACGGTCCTTCGTAGATGTCATCGATCTCATCGATGTACTTGTTGAGCTGTTTGCGCAGACTCATCGGGTTGGCGCCGGTAAATCCTCGACCGGCGAACACCTCAGGAATCTCCGCCAAATCATCGAGCACGATCGCCATATCGTTGATGATCTTGGTCGACTGCCTGTAGGCGTTGTCGCGCATCATGGTGGAGGCAAGATTGTACGCCTCCTCTCGGGTCAGCCCCTGCCCTCTGGTCAGCTCGTCAGCCACCTCGTTCAGGTGTTCCTTCATGAGCTTGTCCATGGACTTGGTCTTCAGGCGTCCCGTCGATTCCGTCCAGGCAGCGTTGGTGTGCTCAAGGGCGCGAGTGTGAAGCTCTGTCAGGTCGTCCACGTACGAGGCCTTGAGTCGGCTCGCGTTCGGACCCCACACCGCGTACCGTGCAGCCTCGCCCTCAGGGCCAGGCCGCATGAACATCCACATGTCCTCCTCTGGATGCCCCCAGCGGAACTCCATCCCCTTCACTTGGATCTTGCGGCCGCGCTCGATCATCCGCTCGAGCATGCCTCGCAGCCCCTTGGCGGGCTCGTTTCCGGAACTCTTCTCAAACAGAGAAACCAGGCTTTGAGCGGTTTCTCCGGCTTTGATTTTGGCGAGCCGAGTCGCCTCACCCGCGGTCTGGAGCCCCCCACCAAAGATGCCTCCGGCCGCACCACCCAGCACCGCGCCGAGCCCGGCGCCGGCGAGCAGCTCCTCGGCAGTCATCTTCGTCCCGTCCGTGCCGGCGAGCGCATGCTCCGAGGCCATTTGCCCCACACCGAACAGTGAGCCCTCGGCCGCACCACCAGCACCGGTCGACAGACTGCGCCCGACAATGCGCCCGACAGGCTTTGTGGCATCGAGCCCGGCCTTCGTGAGCATCCGCGCCGCACCGCGCTCCACCAGCCGACCGGCGGCGCCTGCACCGGCGGCCGGGGTGGCGGCGGCGGCCGCGCCGCGAGCACCGAGGCCCGAGCCGCCCGTGAGGAGGGTGGGGACCACCATGCCGGCGACCTCTCCGACCACACTCTTTCCGGGGTGTTCCTCCTTGAGCATCTGGAGGATCTCGGCGCGCTCCTTGGCTTCCTGGTGCCGACGTATCTGCTCGTCCGCGCTACCGGTGGGACCGGCCGGCATCGTGTGCGGCGAGAGAAGAATGTCGGATCCTCCAAGCGTAAGGCCCCGAGCCGCGCCGGCGAGGAACGCCGTCATGCCGTCGCCGTGCTCCTCCTTCAACTGGCGGTACGCCTGCATCTGGGAGGTTTCAAACGTGTACCCGTTCTGGAACGCGTACAGAGCGTCCTGCGCGTCGATGGTGCCAGGAGTGCCGTCCGGGGCCAGGACGTGCATCTTGCCCTTGAAGGGGAGATACTTGCCGGAGGCGATTGACTCCTGCACGGTGCCGTCATCGACCTTGACGACCTTCTGCTGCTCCTGGTCCCAGAGATACACAGCCTACATCCCCGCTTGTCCGGTGCTGATTTTGTATCGAGTCGACTCCGCATACTGCTGCAACCCGCCAGCGTCGACAGGCTGGAACGACTGCCCGGACCAACCGAGCTCATCGCTGCGCTCCCACGACGGAACCAAGGCGCGACCGCCGCCACCGCTCAACCATTTCTCCGGCGTCACCCGGAAGTCGTTCAGGAAGTCCATCTCGTACGCCGCGGTGTTCACACCCGCGAGCTTCATGGCCATGATGTTGGACGCCATCTGGTTCTTGGCATCGTTCTCCATGCGCTCGAAGATTTCCCGCCCCATGCCCTTCGGCGTGTAGATGGAGGCCAGAATCGACTCAACGTTCTTCTGGTCGTAGTCGGACGGGCGACTGCCCTGCGTCGCCTTCGTGTACAGCAGGGCGAGCTGCTTGAACTGCTTCTTGTACTCTGCGCCATCCTGTGCGCCGAAGGTCGCCATGATGGCGTCCTCCCACTCTTCAGGACCCGCCTTGGCTACGACGTTCATGAACACATCCCACTTGCCGACCTCTTCAAACTGAGCCTTGGCCCGACCGAGGAACTGGTGGAATGCTTTCGCCGAGCCCATCTTGTCCTGCATCGGGACTGGGACCTTGCCACCGCCGGCGGCCCGTTGCGCCGCCGCACGCTGCGCGAGTTCTCTGGCTTTCAGATCGAAATCCAAACCGCGCATCTGTAGCTCGGTGCCCCGACTCACCAGATCTGCCTCGAGCGCCTTCTTCTGGTCGCGGAAGCGGGTCGCCATTTCGATGCCACGAGCCTCATCGAGCGCGCCCTGCGACCGGAGCATCAGCCCCTCAATCTCGGCCGCCGCCGCCTCGAGCGTCATGGCCCGGGTCGCCTGCGCTGCTGCGATCTCGTCCTGGTACAAGGCCATGTTCTGCTCAAACAGGGTCTGAGCGTCCTTCATGTCGTACCGCTTGCCCTGGCGGTTCTCCAGCTGGGCCTTGATGTCGCGGTCGATCGCCTTGTTGATGATCTGCATTGCCATGTTCGGACCACCGGTGAGAGCGGCTCCGAAGGCTCCCATGCCCATGGCCAACGCGCTCAAGATGGTACTCCACACGCCGCCGATCACGCGACCCTTGTCGACCTCCTCTGCCTCGGCGAGGCGCTCCTGCGCGGCCTTCGTGTCCTCCTCGAGACGCCTGAGATGGTCGGCAGCCTCAGGCATCGAGGCAGCCAGAGCGGGGTCGTCCTCGTACAGTTCGCCCTCGCGCACCGCCTGCTGCCTGGCTTTCTTCAAGGCAGTGCCGCTGGCCAGCATGATGTCCCGGCGCAGCTCCTCATCGGTGCCCTCGTAGTTCCAGTACTGGGCTCTGTCCCTCGCGAAGTTGAGCTTCTCCTGCTCATTCATCCGGTACTGGCGCATGTCCAGCATGTCGCGGGAGTGCTGCGCCTGCATTTCGGAGATCAAACTGGACCGCTTCTGATGAACTTCGGCCGCTCTTTCGTGCGCGCTGCTCATCTCGTCGAGAGCGGATTGCATATCCTCGGCGGCACCCTCGGCCAGAGACCCGCGCTCCATGCCTATTCGGGCGAGTTCTCCGGCGCCGGCCTCCGTGACAGCGCGAGCGCGTCGCCCCAGGCCACCGGCGCCAACACCACGAGGCGCGCCTGGCGCACCGGCGCCCAATGCTGCGGGCATGCGTTGCTGGGAGACGCCACCGGCTGTTGCGCCGGCCTCCGCGGCGGCTTCTTTCTTTCGCTGACGAGACACTGATCGAGCAGTACTCGCGTGTCCTTTCAGCTTCGCCGCCTGCTGCGGGGTCAGGCCCGGCTCGACCATTTCAAACCCTTCGACCATGGGCTGGTCCGGGATAGCCCCGGCGACGCCCGTCGCCCCGTCCTCCGCCGCAGCGATGCCGCGGTTGATTTCGGCGAATGGGTCCTCCTGCATTGGAGCGGGCGGCCCCTCAGGAGGCTCGTACGATGCAGCAGGCACGGCGGTCAAACGCGCGCGAGCAGCGTCTTCAGGGTACATGTACCCCATGGCCTCCAGCCGATCGATTTCCTCACGGGTTGCCATATCAACCTCCGCCGGCCAAGGCACCACCAACAACCGAGCCAGCCGCTCCAATGGTCGCCCCGAGGAGCTTGGCGCCCATGCCTTCCTGCTGCGGCGAGAGCATACCCATCTCGACGCCGTACTTCTGCATCATGAGATCCTCGAGGCTGAGTGCGTGCTGTTGCTGCGTGCCAGCAACGCCCATCAAACCCTGCCGCGCCAATTCCTGCTCTTGCATCCTCATCTGAGCGCCGCCGCGGGCGAGCTCGCCGGAAAGCCGCCCGCGCTCCTGCATCGCCGCACGTTGAGTCAAGGCCCGGTTTGCACCGCTCGCCCCGGCAACCATGGCCTGAGTCCCACCCATTGCTTGACCGTAGGCCTCGCGCATTTGCATCTCTGCGAGAGACGGCTGCTGTCCGGAGATGATGCCGGCGTACTGCTGCGCGAGCATGTCCATGCCTGCGCCGCCAGCCAGAGCTCCCGCAGTGGTGTCCTGAACTCCGCGCTGTGCGTAATCACGAGCTGACCGAGCGCCCGCCTTGCGAGCTCCGTATCCCTTGCGTTGCGAAGACCAGAAGCCCATCACTCACTCCTAACGTTCTTCGACCGCTGAACGGGAAGCCGCTGGGGCTTCACGCCTGCGACCAGCGTCAGTCCATACCATTCACAGCAGTCGGCGAGAGAAAAATCGCTATCCCAAATCTCAATCTGGTACCCGGTCTCCTTCTGTCGCTTCGGCTTGATGCGCAGAATCTGGGGCTCCTGTGCCGACAGGAACTCCTTGGAGAAGTCCTCGTAGGTGCCGTCCTCATACCACAACCGCACGTTGATCGTATGCGCGGCCTTCCACACCATGTGCAGGTAGATCCACCACATGCGGTGAAAGCCCGTGATGCCACCTGGGCGAAACACGCCAGTCTTGATGCGCGTGGTGTCGTGCACGCTGTCCGACTCCACAAGAATGGTGCCCGAATCGTCAGCAAGGTACAGGTCGTTACGCCATAGCGCCATGGGACCCGTGGGCTGCGATTGGAAAGTCAGCCGACGAGAAATCCACTGTTCCGCATGCCAGTCAAAAGCAAGAAGAAGAGAGGCTGATGCATCCTGAACGAGATACCAAAACTCTTCCTTGTCGGTGCTCGTCAACGCATTGAGCACAGGGAGTTTGTTGAGGTCGTCAATCGAACGACCGATGTCGTTCATGCTGAAGTCCTTGTTGACGTTCCAGATGCCCTTTGGCGATCGAAACGTCACCCCGTGCTGCCACTCGAGCATCGGTGTTCCCGGGGTGACGCCAACGTCTGACGTCAGCTCGAGCGGCTCAGAGAACGCCCCGACACCGAGATCATTTGGCCCCGCGCCATACAGACGAAGCAATCTTTCTTCTTTGCCGATCAACAGCTGCTCGCCCAGGCTTGCGACGCCGACAATGTCGCCGCCCTTTGGGTCGACGATCACGCGCTGCGCGTCGTTGAACTGAATCCCAAAACCTTCACGCCACGTCTTCGAGTAAAAGAGGTTGTCCCCTGACACGACCCATAGGCGGTTCCCGTGCACCGCGATGTAAGAGGCTTGCGGCGGCGCAATGTGATCGAGTTCTCCAGAATCCGTGTACAGCTGTGGTTGGTTCACGAGATCTGTGTCATTCAATCCATCCTGGGGGCTCCCGGCAATGCCGCCGGTATCTCCAAGGTAAGTGAACAACGGAGGAATCAACTGCTCAGACACGAAGGCGTAGGTCGGATCGTTGTCGAAAACCTTCTCGAGGAAAAAGCCAGGCGTCGTGTTGTTCGACGTCGATCGATACACCTCTATCTTGACGTCGTCCTTGCTGGTGAGTTGCAAGGTAGGGATCTTGATGTCCCAATAGTCTCCGCCGGCAGAAGTGACTTCCGCGGGAAGAGGGGTCGGCGCCGATCGGTACACACGGCCATAGGAGTCGTACCAAGCGTATACCGCAACGGCTTGGTACTGCCCAGCGGTGAGCAAGCCGGTGCCAGCAACACCTACTGACTCAAGCTTCTCTGGAAACACATGAAACCCAGACTCGACCAGGTCCTGCCCATCGTAGGCCCAAAGAGTTCCGTCAAGAGAGTAGAGTGTGTCGCCGATGACCGCCGTGTTCCCGGTCTCGTTGAAATCAATCGTGACCAGAGTAGAACCGTAAATGGCGTTGTCCACGCCGCCTGTCACAAAGTCGGAGCCCGACTTCGGCAGAACGCAATGGAAGCGGCCGGGCGCAGACTGATCTTCGACCACTTCAGTAACCTGCCAACCGAACGGGTTGACCGCTCCACCAAGAGGACTGCCTCCATGATTTTCTCTTGCCCGACCCACCAGAAACCGACCCACCACCGTGGCTCGTTCGCTGATGGAGTTGAACCGCATCAGGAAGTACGTGTTTTGAAGACGCTGTTCAGTTCCTATATTGCCGATGAAGTAAAGTTCGCCGTCATAGAGAAACGGCTGAGACATGATATCGAGGCCTCGGTTCTGAAACTCCGAAGGGAGAAGAGCCCCGGACCCATTATTGACGATCGCCATGACGATGTGTCCGCCTGGCTGCAACGGAAAGTCTGACCCGTCACCCTCGCCCGCAAAAAACCAACAAGTGGTCGCATCAAAGACGTGAGCGCATGCGCCCCCGCCCTCGCTGAACACCGTTTTCCCGCTGATGGTCGTTAGGCCCAACGGGATTTCGGTCTGCACAACAGTCAACACCGCGCCGGTGTACGTGAAGACTATCCGATACCAATCACCATTGGTCTTGTCGGCCCAGAACAACCAGTAGGTGTTGCCGCCGACGCCCTGCCGTGGAGCTCCGAGGACTACAAAATTTCGGTCTTCGGACACGAAGGAAAACGTAGACCCAACAATGTTACTGACAGGAGCACCAGCATCGTTGAAGACACGAGCCGCAATACCAAAAGCTCCTATGGACACATTCTTCCAGGCAACCATGAATTCAGCGTTGCCATTGTAGACAGGCGCAGCATCTATCGATCTGGTGTTTCCGACCGGTCCGTCATTTGCCAGAACGATTGACGAGATAACGCCATTCTCAGGCTGATTGAGGTCTACGAAGTGAGCGGTGATAGCAGGACCAGCGGTAATCACCACGATTCTGTCGGATGCGGGAATGTCAACGGAGCGCACGAACTGCATAGACTGATTCGTGACCCCAGACAACTGACCGCTGCTCACGATAGCCAAATTGCTTTTGTCGATGACAAAGTAATTCTGACCGTGGGTAACGACGTAGTACCCGTACTTCTCAACGAGCGACGTATGGAAATCGATGCCCTCGGTGAACGCGGGAGATGTCCCGATGAAGTTGTCGACCGATGTACCGTCGATTTCCTCGTCGGAAATAAGGCACGGAGTATAATCTCCAACAGGACTCCATTGTTCGCGGGTAGGGAGCAGCGAGTAGGCCAACCGGTTGGACTGGTCGAAAGCCAAAAGCTGATCCCTGAATCGCGCCAACTTCCGAATGCCTGGACCTATTGTTGACGCGGCAGTGTCGGTCATGGGCGCATCAACAAACGAACGCTTTTTCCGAATAACCCCACGCTTGTTGATGTCGGCGTTTTCCACCAGCAACAGGCGCTCAGGAGGGAGGAGCTTCTCAGGAACATCTTCGGACACACCGCTCACGAACGGAATGTCGAATGGTTGTTGCTCGACCCTCGCCATTTCAAAACACCCACAGTTTGCAGGTAACCGCAGCAGTCGAAAAGACAGAGATGGTCTCACTGTCCCCCTGGCGAACCTCAATCCTTGCCGCAGCGTTCTGGGCGACGGGAAACCCGCCCTTCACACGACGCCCGAGCCCGTGCGCGATTTCGGTGATGACTGATGCGCCAAGGTCGGCAACCAGGAGCCTGCCATCAATGATGGCGGTTTCGGTAATGAACTGAAGGCACTGCTCGAGATTCACCTGTAAAACACGAAACATCTCCGCTGTGTCTCCGGACGCCTCGACACGCTTGAATGGTACGAGCTGATTCTCCGCCATCAGTAAATCCTCCGGCGGCGCGGGAACCAGCGGTACGAACGAACGTCACGCACGCGCTGCGGGCGCCCGGCGTCGCGCTGCTGGGCCGCAACGGTGATGCGGTCCCGGAGCCTGGCGAGCTGCGCGCCGAGGACCGCAGCCTGCTCGAGCGATTCTTCCTTTTCGAGCGCTTTGATGGCGGCCTCAAGCAGGATGTACTCCTCCCAGCCGTTCACGATGGCGAAGTCGATCTCGTCGTCGTCCTCGAGGAGCTTTGTGGCCTGCGGGATGTACCACAGTTCAACGGTGCCGTTCTCTGTCGGCACTGGCGAGAACTCGATCGAGCTGTTGATGTACCGATACCGCAGCGTGCGCCCAGCCCCGAGCCCGATGCTCGCCGCGTACGAGATGGCGTACAACGAGGTGCTGTTCTCGCCGATCATGAACGGGTCGAGTTCGTAGAGGTAATCGGACTCCTTCCAGTAGACCGCCTTGCCTTTGTAGAACGGCTTGGCGCCGGAGTAGTTCGTGCCGTTGGGCAGGTCGTAGGTCTTGGTGCCGGTGACGATGGGGATTTCGACAATCTCGCGGAAGTAGTCCCGGTACACCATGACGATGACGTCGTGGAGCGCGGAGACCGCCTCGTTGATGTAGTCGTTCCACTCCCGGTCATCTACGAACCGGGAGTCCTCCATGTCCGCACGGCGTTTGGCTCTGTCGCGGAGTTCCAGGCGGGTCGCACTCATGTTGCCCCCAAACGGGGGCGGGTCTCAGTGCTACCCGCCCCCTTTGGTCTTCTCGATGTCGAGCATGGCTCTGAGCTTGCTCTTGAACGCCTTCTTATCCTTGGACTCGAGGGCGTGGTAGAGCTCGTCGGCTGCTGTCTCGAAGGCAACATCACCGCTCGGCTCGGCCGGCGCATCCGCCGACACTCCTTGCTTGGCGAGAATCGCGTCTGCCAGCTTCCCCATGCTCGTCTCCTGCTACGCCGGTGTCAGGGGCGGAGCGATGTCACGGTTCGACATGGTGACCTCGAGCCACAGCTCGTTGCCGACGGGGACATCCTGATTGGCCGCCGCCACGTCGAGCAGGTCGAAGCTCAGGGTCTTGGTCGCCGCGTCGTACTTCGAGGAGAGTTCGACGCTGCAACCGACGGGAGTGCCGTCGTTGTAGAGCATCCCCTTGAGAAACACGCAGCCACCAGCCCACTTCTCATCAAAGACCATGTCGAAAGCGCCGACGCCGGTGCGGGTGACCACAAAGCCACACGCATTCGACGGGGTCTGTGCACTCAACGCCGCAGCGCCGGCGCCAACACCCTGCCACAGGAGCTGCACGAGACCGAACTGGGGAGCCCGGACCTCTGCGTTTCCAGTCTTCACAGGCATAATGCCCTCCTATTTGGAGGTGGGGGCCCGAAGACCCCCACGCTCACACCCTTACAGTGGCGGCAACTGGATGTTGACGTTGTGACCCGGAGCGTTACAGGACGTTTCCGGGTACCCGCCGATCCGAACCTCGTACCCGTCGATGTCGCTCTCGCGGAGCATCTCCTGGTCGGTTTCGGCATCGAAGATCTCGGGGCACGGGCCCATCGAGAGGAACTCCCACGACTCCAGAGTCGCGCCGAGGGCGCGGTCGACCGGCCCGTACCGGTCGGCGAAGACACGGGCAGTGCCGCCGTCGTAGCGGATCTTGAAGCCCTCGAAACCGATCGTCTCGGTCACCGAGTACTCCTGCCACTCGACCTTGGCGCCCAGCTGGTCCACGAGCTTGGCCACCTGCTTCGGATGCGCGAACACATGGTCCACCTCGGCGTCACCGATGATGACGCCCTCGGTGAGACCGTTGGTCATGGCCTCCGACAGGACGAGCGCCGAGCCGTCGAAACGGACGCCGCCGAGCATGTCGGGATCGACCGAGCGATCGACACCGTTGAACGGGGTCGAGGTCGGCGCGGTCGGCGGAACCCAGGCCTGCCAGCCGTTGATGACGTTGTCGTAGTCACCGGCACGATACAGGTAGTCGTTGTCCGCGATGGCGGCGACGGTACCAGCATCGATGTCGGCGATGGTCAGGGTGCCGGCCTGGCGGTCGATCGCGGTAATGCGGACGAGGCCGCCACCGCCGAGCGCGCCGGGCTGGTTCTTCATGACCGTTGGGTACGCGCCGCCGGTCTTGGTGGCGCTCGCCTCGAGGCGCTCGTTCACCTGGAACTTCACGGCATCGTACTTCTCGGTCAGGGTCAGGGTGGCAGTACCACCACCGCTGGCCACGCGGGCCTTCGCACCCGAGCCGTCGCCATGGGCGGCGATGCACAGGTTGCGCTTGCAGGTGCGGAACGCACCGTCCACGTTGGGCTTGACCGCGGGCAGGAACGCACCACGATCCTTCTCGGCCGCCTTGATGACCTTCCGGCCGATCTGGGCGAAGGAGTATTCCTCCTTCATGACCATCTGGAACTTGGTGGTCTGCGTCGGGGTCTTGTTGCCCTGCGCGATGGTGAACCGGGTGGACCCGGCCTGCGGGTCACCGTACCCGATGGGAACGTCGTACGTCTCACCACCGATCTCGGGGTTTTTGGGGAGCATCGCGAAGAACGGTGCATTCATGTACACCATCCACTCGATCCTCTTCGAGGTATACCACTCCTTGAGCATCGCCACATAGGTGGCCATACTTTCGCCGGTCAAAGGCATTCTGCTCTCCGCAGCGGCTCGTTACGCTTTGGTGTGTCGGGCCGCGATTGCCCGCATTCGAGCACGGTCTGCGTTCCGACTGAAGTCGGTTTCGGCGACCGGCCGAGGCGGGGGTTCTTCGTTTTCGGGCCCTGACTCGCTTCCGGCCTGCTGCGGTTGCTTCGATGGCGTTTCCGCCGATGGAGCGGTGCCGTTTATCTTCTGCATCCGCTCCTCAAATTCTGTTCTGAGCATGGACCAAACTTGGTCTGCCGTCAACTGTTCCCGCGTCGCACGATACGTTGCCTGAACGATCTGGAGCGAGTCTTCTTTGACGGCATCCTCACCGTAAAAAGCGATGAGGCGTTTGTTCTCGGGGTGCTCGGCGAGCTGGCGCCAATCGTTGCCGAAATCGTGCGCCTTTTGAGAGATCTGTGCCTCGATTCGAGGGTCAATCGGTTCCGGTTCCGCTCCGTCCGATGGTCCATCGAGCTTTTTGGTCAGCTCCTCGATTTTGGCGTTCTGGGCGTCGATGACGTCCTCGAGCCGAGAAATCGCCCCATATTGCGGGTCGTCTTTGGCGAGGGCGGCGCGGTTCAGCTTCGCCATTCCGTCCTTGCCGAGGTACTTCTCCACGAACCCAACACGGTCCCGATTCAGGAGATCGAGCGCCTCCTGGGCCTCCTTGACCTTGGACTCGTTCTCCGCCGCCAGCTCCTTCAGCTCTGCCTCTTTCTTGCGGAGTTCCTGGGCCATGTGCCCGAGCTTCGCAAACCGCGGAGCCAAGTCGATGCCGTGCTCGACGGCGAACTTGGCCGGGTTCTTCTTGACCATCTCGAGCAGCTCATCGACCTTGGCCTGCTTTTGCTCGAGGGTCAGCTCGGCGGGCTCGGGGGTGGACTCACCGTCGGCGGCCTCCGAAGGCTCCGACGGAACCTGTGGCGCCGGGGTCTCCCCCGCCGGCGGTGGGTCCTCAGGGGTGGCGGCAGGCTCGGGCGCGGGATCGACCGGCGGAGTCGCAGAGCTCGTGCCGAGATCCGTGGGTTCGCCCGAGCCCGCCTCGGGTGTTGGCTTCGGAGCGGAAGCCTCCGCGATAGTCCCATCCAGGCTGCTTCGGGCGTAGAACGGATCCGGCATTCTGTTCTCCTATCATCCCATGGGCGGCATGCCCGGACCCATGGGCATTGGTGGCATGTTGTTGGTGACGCTGACGTCGACCGGCGCGGGCGCACCCCCGGGAGCGGCACCAGGCGGCGGCGCGACAGGGGCCCCTGGCGGGGCCATTGCGCCGGCCTGCATTGCCATCTCCTCTTGCATGAGCTTCTGAGCTGCGTCCTTGGCCATATGCCGTGCCTGCTTCAGGAACTTCAGCAGGTACTTCAAATCCTGCTCTTTGGCGTTCCGGAGCTTCGCCCGGAGGTAATACGCCTGCGCGAGCTTCACGGTCAAGTCCAGATTCATCTCTGGTTCCGGAGGCATGTACTTCTCCGCCGACTTGTCCGTCAGCTCGGAGTTGTGCTCGATCATCTTCATGGCCACGTCGATGGTCGCACTGATCAGCGAGGTGACCGCCTTGAGGTCGGGGAAGTCGAGCAGCTTGAGCACGTAGGGCTGGAGAGTGGGCTCGAGCGCCACCAGCTCCTGCACGTCCTTGATGCGCGATGCCGGCGTCGAAGACAAGAACGACGTCGGGAACGCCTGTATGACATACTTGTCGCGATCCATGTCGACGTCGGCCCACTTCAGTAGTTCCGCGGTGCCGTCGTCGTTCGGGACCAGGATATTGTAGGGCTCGGCGTCCTTCTGGAGGTCGCGCTCGACCTCGATGAGCTGCTCGTTCACCTCGACGGTCCAGTCCTCGACCGCCTGGGCGAACTTCACGAACCGCTGGCTCTTCTTGTCGGAGTAAATCCTCAAGGCCTTGCCAGACGGGCGGGTGAGACCGGCCGGCAATTCCGAGCTCGCCGCCATGACAGACACGCCGACCAGCGAGTACGCGTTCTGCACCTCGTCGTGGTACTGAGACACGAGGTCGGGCGGCACACTGGCGAAGTCGGCGAGGAACGGGGGCTCGAGGGTCTCGATCACGCCCATGATCTCGTTGTCGAGGTGGGCCATGTTCATGCCGCTGCCGGGCTTCACAAACACCTTCATGCCGCCAAGGCGCAGGTGCTCGTGGATCTGCCACAACAGGTCGTTGATGGCGAGTTGCGCGCCGGAGAGGATCTCGGGGACGCCCTTCCCCCAGTACCCGAGCCGGCGCGGCTTGTACCGCAGCGAAGGCATCGGAAAGTAGTCCTTCTCCCAATCCGTGTCCTCGAGGACGCCCATGTTGCACGCCTCAACGAAGCGCCCGTCGTTCGCCGACGGTGAAGACCGAAGGTGCCAGCCGCGAACGACCTCGACCTGTGCCACCGCCAGGTTCGTGGAGTTGTCCATCACCACGATCTTGGCTTCTTCGATTTTTTTCACCGCACGCTTGTCGCCTCGGTCCCGGTACTTCTGCTGCAGCTTGTCCTTGTTGACCAGCCCGTGCCAGAGCATCATTTGCGGCCTGCGCTCGCGCGCGTCGATGTCGTCCACGATGATCTCATGGGGGAAGACACGCTCAATGGCGGGACGACCGTGCTCGGCGTGGACCCACGGCATACCGGTGCCAAAGACCAGAGCATCCCAGATGACATTCGGCGAGGTGTCCTTCCAGAAGTCCAGATGCATGAGCTGCCCGAACGTGTACCGGTTCAGGCGCTCGGCTCGGCGCTGCGCCTTGTAGTCCCCCTCGTCGGTGAGGAACATGGCCTTGGCCTTCTGCGAACAGATGTCGGCGTGGATGGTGTCGACCGCGGACTCGACCACGTTGTACGTCAACCGATCCTCGTAGGGCTCTTCGAGCTGCGTGTAGTTGTACGCATCGATGCCGACCACCGCCATGTTGCCGTAGAGGCGATTGTGGTGGAGGTTCTTTTTCGCGGTGTGCTGCTGCTCGTTGCGCAGCGCCTTGACCACGCCCCAGAGAGCACGCCAGACCTCTTCCTTCGATTCCTTCCACCAGGCGTGCGAGAACACACCTTGGTCGTTCATCGCAGACCGCTCGTCGTACCAAATGCGTCCGGACATCTTCTACTCCCTGTTGATCGGGTCGGGAGACGACCAGTATTCGAGATTCTTTGGTCGTCCGCGCCGTTTGCGTTCCTCGAGGATCCGCTTTCGGACTTCCTCGCGCTCTCGGTCTGTCATGTGGCTCTCGACTTGCTTCCGAGCGTGCTTCGCGATTTCCACTGGGGCGAGCTCGAATGCAAACCCGCCGGCCTCGAGCTTCGTGATTCCGTTCTCGCGGGCAAAGTCCACGAGCTGCTGCAGGTCCGAAATCAAACGGGCCGAATAATCCTGCTCCTGCCCAGAGTCCATCGCTTCATCCTCCTCCGCTGAGTCGAAGTCATCTTACTTTCTTCGACACGCTGACGGTGCCTCTCCTTCATATCCGCTGCCTGCTGCTCATACCATTCCTGCGTCCCGCGTGCAGGTCCTTCGACCGGCTCCTCGCTCAACCAGTGCCGGGCTTCTCGCCAGGAGTAGAGCCAGGCGTCCGAGACGTGGCAGGGCTTTCCTTTTTCGTTGTCGTCTCCCTTTTCGTTCCAGGGGAGGTTGTCGAACTCTTCGAGGAGCTCTGTATTGTCTTCGGCGACAACCAGAACACGCCCTCGAGCCAGATCTCCATTTGCGAGTTTCCGGTACCCGAGCTTGTTGTTTTTCTCAGCTTCCTGACAAGGGATGCCATGGCGCTGTTGGAACTCTCCCAGATAACCTTTGCCGAGACCGCCCACGTCGACCACGGTTCGCTCGGCGGGCCACGCCGCGTTGAGCTGCTTCCATCGGTTCGCGATATCTGTAGGTGTGAGAGCTTGATGCCGCTCGGAGTAGACCGTGTAGACTGCGAGGATGTCTGGGTGGAACGCCTGGACACAGAAAGCCGTCGTAGGCTTTCTTTCAGACGAGCCCAAGTCGATTCCGTGGATGAACGTCCAGCCACTTCTGTAGTCCTCCGGCGGGAAGTCTTCAATCGCGTTGGCGTCCCAGTTGAACTTGTACACCAAGCCGTGCGTATCGCGAACCCACAAACCGCGCCGGAGCTGGTCGTAGGTGATCGGATCCAACTCAGAGAGTGACCGCTCGTACGTCTCCTGGTCAATGAACGGGTTGTCGTCCAGCTTCGCCGGGAAGAACTTTCGATTGCCGCGAGTGTCTTTGTCCACAAAACGGCGTTTGACCCACTCGTGCCCGACGCCGCCCGGGTTGCTCGCGCCGCGCGCCTTGAGAGGAATTGACTCCATGCCGACCAGGCGGCGAAGGCGGGAGAGCAAGTAGGTGTACTGCGTCTCCGAGAACTGCGTCAGCTCGTCGAACCCGATGTACTGAAACTCAGCCCCCTGGTACTGGTACTTGTCCGCCTCGCTCTCGAGGTACCCGAACACGAGCTTCGCACCCGAGGGGAAGGTGAACTTCTTCTCCTTGTCGGACCAGTGAACATCCGCGCCGGAGAGCCACTCTCGAGCGCGATCGAGAAGAGCGCCAGGGAGCGATAGATCTTTGAAGGTTCGGCGGAGAAGGAGTGCGGCGTATCCGGGCTTGTCGATGTGCTCGAGGGCGCCCATCAGCATGGCGTCGGACTTACCGCCGCCCGCCGCGCCGCCGTAGAGTGCCTCGAGGCCGGAGAAGTCGAGAAACGCCTGCTGGGTAGGCGTCGCCGTGTGGGGTATGTACCCCGAGCTCGACCGCCCACGACGGAGCACCTCGGCAACGAGCTGCCGAGCCTCGTACTCCGTCATGACGGTCATGCGTTACTTCCGCTTGCCGTACTTCTTCTTGAAGGCCTTCATCTGAGAGGCGGCCTTCTTCCGGCCCGCGGCGGCGGATTTGCGCTTGGCTGCCTTGGCTGCCTTGCCGGCTTTCGCCGGCGACATCGCAGAACCGAGAACATTGCGCTTGCCGGACTTCGCAAATTTCGCCTTCGCCATTTCAGCCCTTCTTTCCTCGCGTCTTGCGACGCGGCATCGTCTTCTTCGCCACCGCCGGGCGCTTCTTCGCGCCGACCTTTTTGTGGATCTTGGGCTTGCCGACGGTCACGCCTGTGCCTCGAGGCTTTCCGACCTCGATGCTGTATTTTCGCTGGGTCTTCTTCGTGGCCGGCGTCATTGCCTTGCTGCGAGCTGCGGCCCGGGACTTCTTCGCCTTGCCGCGAATGGCGCCGCCGATGCGTTTCCCCAGCTCCCAGGCGACGTCACCGGTGCCCGCATATCCACTGTCGGACTTCCCACGACGCCTTTTGTCGGCCATGGCCTTCGCCTTGGCATACGGGACACGCTTGCCTACCTTCGCCCCTCTTCGTTTCCCAGCTGCCATCAGCTTTTCCCCGACATCTTCCGAGCTCGTGAGGTGGAAACGACCTGCTCGCCACCCTGGCGATTGGTCGGCGTCCGCGACGGCTTCGTGCGCGGTCGGATCTTCCCCTTCGAGGGCGGATTCGTGTATTTCTTGCAAGCCATTACTGCCTCTTTCTTTTCTTCCTGAGAGCCTTTTTGTAGGCACTCTTGGCGAGGATCTCTTTGCCCCTGGCCTTGCCGGCTGCAGCCTTGCGCTTAGCGGTCCCCGGCTCACCACGGAAGAGCTTGCTCTTGAGACCGCCGGCCTTTCGCTCGGTCTCGTACTTGCGCACTGCCGCCTTGGCGGTTTCCTTCTTCTTCGTTGCCGCCTTGGCGCGACGACGCTTGATCGCCAGGCCGGTGCCCTTCCGCTTACCCATCGTGCGGGCCATTACTGCCGGCTCCCCTTATTCACGCCTTTGACGCGAGGCACGGTGGCCTTGGTCATCTTCTCCGGCAGTGCGCCCTTCTTCCCGTACTTCGGGCACGGCTGCGCCGACAGTCTCGGCTTCAGCTTCGATTTGACGACACCACCCTCGGCCTTGCTCAGCTTCGTCGGCTTCATGCGAACGCCCATGGTCTACCTCCAGATGAGATACGGATTGTTTTCGATTGGAAACCGTTCCGTCAACTTGCCGTCCGTCTGCACGTAGGTGACATGCGTCGCGACTATGTCCTCACCTGGCTTCCACCCAGCTGCCTCGAGCAGCCATCTGGCGATCCCCAGCTTGCGGTACAGCGGCTTGACGTACACGTAGTGTGCTACGAACTGCTCGCCCTGTACAGTCTCTTTGCGCTCGGCGCACATGTACCCGGCGATCTCGTCCTCCGCGCCCTCCACCTCCGCCACGATGGCGCCACACCGCTTCAACAGATCTGTGGCCACACGGTGATGCTCGGCGAAGAACACGGTGTTCGACACGTACCGGCGAGCTCGCCCATTCGACGCACGAAACGTCGTGAATGGACCCTGAGCCTTCCAAAGGCTCTTCAGCCAGGTGGACATGACAAACGGGATGTCCTCCGACTGCAGGGGCCGAAGGCGAAACCCGTCAACGGACATCCGTCATGAACCCCTGACGCTGGAACTCGACAATGACCGCCGCACGGTAGACGATCGCGAGGTATCCCTGTCCGAGCTTCAGGTCGTGCCACGAGGTCGGCAAGTTGCGAGGGGCCGACCAGTGCGTGTGCAGCTCCGACGGTCCGAACCCGGTGAACACCTCGTCAGACATGGCGACCATGTACTGCTCGGGCACCTCGACGCAAGCCGCGCCGGCCCACGCCTTCATCGCCACCTGGCCAGCGCCATCGGCCTTCGGGAGGTTAGGAAACTCGCTCATGCGCTTCATCACAGCGCGGGGCGCGTCCTCGGAATCAGAACTCGACGTCGGGGAGGCTTTCTCCTCCGACGAGCTCACCTGGGGGGCCTTCGCCGATGAGGCCTTCTTTTTGGTGGTCTTCTTGGTTGCCATTGCTCTTCCTCCAAATGGGGAGACTGCACTCTTTGCAGACCTTCTCAAAGTTGTAGTGCTTCGTGTCGCACGAGCAGTACCCCGACGGGATGTCCGTCCCGAGTTCCTGCTCTTCCGCAGTGATTCCCGCGGCCGCACCGAGTTCAACCTCTTCCGCCTTCACGAATGCCGCCACGTTGGTCAGAGGCACCCAGTACTCGACATTCTTGAACTGCACCAGCACGAACGGCTCCGGCGGGTCAGCACCCATGAGCAACTCGATCCGCTGAGTGCCGGTCGGCTGCGTCGGGTGCAAGGACATGCTGGTGAACAGGTCGGTCCCAATACGGGTCGGACCAATGAACGAAACGGTCTTGAGGTCCATTGCTTCTCCTCTGGGGTTGCCAACGGCTACCACGAAAACACCCCCGGCGTCGAGTCTGGAAACACGGGTCTGTGACGCCGGGGGTGCAAGCTGTCAGAACTCGAGCGACCCAAACGTCAGATGTCGGGGGACACTGCCCCCGCCTCCCGTGTCATTCCGAATCCTCGCCACGCAGCCGCTCCACCTCGGACTCCAGTCTGCCCACGCGCCTGAGCAACTCAGCGACGCCCTTCGAGAAGCCGTCCCGCTCGGCCTCGGCTCTATCCGCGCGCTGCTGCTCGTACCTGAACCCATCCTCGGCAGCGTCGCGCTCAAAGCGGAGGGCTTTGCTTGCCACCAGGGCGGCATCCAGTTGGCGGCACACAAAGGCGTGGTCATCCCGCGCCTGGCGCAGGGCATCCTTCAATTCCTCGTCGGTGCAGGTACACCCTGGACGACCACAGCGCGGGCAGGGGCGCATCTCGTCGCTCACCGGCTCGCTCGGCTCGGGCTGGTCGGAGGTGCCCCCGGCCGGCTCCGAATGTAGGGTTTCCACGCCTGGAGGCACAGAAGCTACACCGACCGGGGGCGTGGAGTCGCCAACACCGCGTGAACCATGACCTCGCGTGGTAGCCGACTCCGAAGACCCGGGCGCGACCCGGGCCAAGTATTCGTCTATCTTTCGCTTGAGGCGCACGCTCAGATCGTATTTCCGCGCATCCCGCAACGCCTCCTCGAGCCACATCACCCTCTGACGCAAACTCCCGAGCTCTACCATCTGCTCGAGCAACCCTGGTCCCCACTGAGCCTCACCGGGCCGCGGGGCATCACAGAACAGGCACCCCTCAGCAATCATCGTCTCGTCGCGGTCCACCACGGTGACGCCACTGCAGCGGTCGCACACGAACCGGGGATGCGCCTTCCAATCGAAATCCGCAGACCTCGCGTCCGGGAAGTACGCCGCCAGCTCACCACGTCGAAGACTAAACACGGGCTTCGAGGTTCCTACTGCCATCGTCTCCTCCATCGCGTCTGAGACCGGTACTTCTGAGCCCAGGTCGGTGCCATACCACCAACTGCCCGCCCCGTCTAATGCTTCACGTGAAACTCTCGCGCCCCCTCTGGAGCACCTCCTCGAGCCCGGACAGCTGCGACCAGCGGTACCAGTCTCCCGGGTGTCTAGAGCCCTCAGAATGCGCCGAGGGGAGATAAGCCGGGACCAGAGCGGCCAGGGGGGTTTTTTGCTCGCCGGTGGTCTCCGCAGAGCCCCGACAGGGGCCCATGAGACACCTCAGGGGCTAGACTGGGGGCAGAACATCGGAAGTGTCCCCAGATTCACCCCCCAAGGGCCACGGGAGCCCCGATTGGGGCCCGCGCGTTCCCTTATCACAGGCACCCCAAAGCCTCTGGAACCTGACACCTCCGACGTCTGATTAATGCCACAAGTCTCAGTTTCGAGCCCCCGAAACCACCTCCAACCCCTCGGAATGAGAGCGAAAGAAAATGCTTGACAGAATAATGGGTCATATCACCCACCCTGTGGACTTCGTTGGATTCTCTCGTCTTAGGATGGTAGGTAAGCACGCGCCTACATGAGAAGTAAGCACAGCAGGGTGCCATAGAACGGCAGTACCAAGCCCTGGCGATGCCTGTGTGCTGCGCAATTATGGTGCAGAGCTCGTGGTGGGTGCCTCGAGGTGGTGCACCCTGGAAAGCTCGCCCCAAAATGGTGCAGTCTCGACGCGTCGTGTCGTGCACCAAAATGGAGCACCAGGCGCTGTCGCCAGGGGAGCCCCGTGCCAAAAAAAGAGCCCCGGGGTTACCGGGGCTCCTGTTCTCTCGTTGTCGAGGTGATGCTACGGGCACGCGCGGCAAAGGGCCCTGTATGCGCGCTCCAATCGTCTCTCAGCTTCGCGTTTTTGCTCGCGCTCATCTCGGGTCAAGCGCCCGGGCTGTGAAGCCCAGAAACGGAAAGCGGCCGCAGCTTCACTCACCTCAATCGTCGCCTTGACTTGCTTCGGTGTCATAGCGTCACCTCCGAGCAATCGTGACAAAGGTCAGACACGAGAAGCAACCGAGTCTCGCCACATCGTGGGCATGGTCGCGGTGCAGCCGGAGTCGACTCCGGATAAATGCTCCAACCATACCCTCCCGAGATACGCTTGACGCCGCCACGAGTGTAGATGCGGCAACGGGGAACGACACGCGTCGCGCAATCGGTGATGATGGTCTCGCCACGTTTGTAGACCGGGGAACGGTCGGCAGTCACCTTGACAGTGACGCGAGTCCCTAGGTCATGCGTGAGACTCGGAGGTGTGTCTACCTCGATCACCTTGCATGGAATGAGTCCATGGAAGGAATCGAAGTAGGCCAAGTCGCCTACGTGGCCAACGTGAAACATGACAGAGCGGAAACGGTTGTCGGTTCTCATCACGCACCTACCTTCCGCTTGCGACTCCAGAGCACGCGGCCGTCGGTCACCTCGACTTTGTCGCGAGACTCGGCGGGCAGTGCGTCGACTGCCGGTTGACCGTCCCGGTCCCAACACTTGGCGCACATGATGAGACTCTTGCCCGGCAAATCGCAAAGGACAGCCTTGCGACAGTCAAGGCACACCTCACAGAACGGACAGAACATTGCACGCCCGACGGCATGCTTGAGAATGTTTCGGAGAATGGTGGTTTGCATGCTTGCCATGATGGTTTCCTTTGCTAGGCGTGGCGCTTGTAGACGACCACGCGGGTTTCCTTGTTCCAGCATTCGCGGCACCCGTACGTGTCGCATCCCGTTCCATGCTTCCCGTCAAACGTGGGCTGACAGAGGTGTCCCCATGCTCCTGACTCTACATCTTCGAGACAGAGCGGATTGATGGTTGTGGGATCGTAAACCCACGAGTAATGACCATCCCAACGAGTCCGCTTGTCGACAGTAAGCCAACCCGGCGCCGATTGATTGATGTAGTGAGACGAGTAACGGACACACAAGTTACTCGGGAACGACTCGCGAGACTCGCGCAAGTAGCGCGCAAGGAATCCCCGCTCTTTCGTCGGCAGCCAATGCTTGACGTGCGGCGTACGCTTGCACACCTCGACAATCGACGCGAGGTGTTGCGCCGATTGCAAGTCTCCAGAGTCGTGCCAACGGAAGTAGTGCGACTCACTGTCATCGGGATAGACCGCATTGATCGCTGCGACCATGTTGCTCGCCCATTCCGGTTGTGCGACGCATGCGAGGCGGTCAAACAAGCACGCTTGCACATTGGGGAAACGGTAGTTGCCGCGATTGGCATAGCACCCTTCGCACACACTGCCGGGCTTCTTGGCGAGCAAGCTACCAATGACGCATGCGTCGCACGGCAACGAGTAACCATAACCGGGCATCTTACTCGGAGCGGAAAGACCGCCTACCTTGTAAAGGATAGCAGCCTTGGATTCCTTCCGAGGTGGCAAGGGGATCGGTTGCACCTTGCCGGGCTTCACCTCGAAAGCCGGGCCGGTTGCGTAGCATGCAAGCTTCGGGGGTTCGGGTCTCAGGGGACAGCTACCCATTGTAACTCACCTCCAAGGGGCTATGCCCCTTGCGTCGTTTGTTGGTTTGAAAAGAGTCGACGTCACCGCAGTAGAGGTGAGACGACCACAGGGAGAGCGAGAACCGACCATCGGCGGGGCGATTCCATGCGTCATAGGTGGTGCCGCGTCGCGGTCTCACCTCACCCCACGCGCTCCAATTGCCTGGCCAACGCTGCATTGCGTCTGCCTTGCCTTGCTCGGCGTAGCACTGCATCCAATGGCCCGAGACGCATTTCTCGAAACGAGAGCACAGCCAATCAATGACACCAACGCGAGTAGATCCGGTCTCGGAACTACCATCGGGGCAATTGATTAGCGCATACTCCTCAAACCCCTCCGCTCGGTTGTCGCCGTCAAAAATACCGCGACACCTAGGTGCGTAAATCCACACCAAGGGTCGTGCTTTGGTGCTGCAGTCAGGGCGCCGCATCAGAACGACTCCGGGTCACTGTCGGGGTCTCGGGAGGTGAGTCGTTCGCGGATTTCGGTCGAGGTGAAAACACCGATGTAGGTTCCATCGGGGCGGGTCACCTCATACAGCTTGTCGGTCTCAGTCGATTCAATGAAAAGGCAACGGATGGTCATGATTGCTCCTAGGGTTTTGATGTCTGTTTGACCTTATCACATAGCACCGGTCCTGGTTACTTTTTGTTGCGCGTTTGACAGAAAAAAGAGCCCTCCATTATATAGGGCCGATGTCTGCTTTTGATGTCGTTGTGCCCGAAAAGACCAACAATAACGCCGAGCTCCGCCGGCGCCTGGTTTTCGCCAGTCTTCTCGAGGGGTTACATGTATGGCGGCGAGCTCGCCATATGTTGCCATACATGTAGTGCAGTGCAGTGCAGTGCGAGCTCATGTAGTGCAATGCGATGTAGGCCTCGAGCACTACACTGCCTCGAGTAGCTGGTAGCCTATGGCAGTAGCTGGTGGTAGCTGGTAGCTGGTACCCCGTAGCTGGTAGCTGGTGGAGTAGCTGGTAGCCAGTAGCTGGTAGCCACTGGTCGTTTTTTGTAGCCAATCGGACGTCAAGTAGTGTATGTACTAGTACACGAAGCAATCACCCTTTCGACAGGAGCAAACATGTCGATCAATTCCGCGTCAATCACTTCCGCCGAGCTACTCCTCAAGAACCTGCGCAGCGATCTCCAGGACCAATACGAGATCTCCGACCGCGCCATGTGCGAGAAGATTTGTCGCCAGATTCTCAAGTGGGAGGACCTGCGCACTCGCACCGCCAACCAGCTGACCGACATCATCGACCACGCTGTCGATGTAGCCTGTGCCCGCCACGAGGGTAACCTCTCACAGGAGCACGCTGACCACATCATCGAGAAGGTGATGGACCACCTCTCCCCCATGGTCGACCCGCACTACGACGACGGCGACCTCGTGTTCCCTGAGGCCGAGACCGTGACGCATGTCGTACCCGACGACACCGTGGTGGAGCCCAACGGTTTCGCAACGCAGTCCCGCACCGACGAGTTCACCCCAGGCCAGCTGCTGCCGCTGCACCACGAGAACTGCTCCGGCCACTCGTGCGCCGACTGCAACTGCGGCCTCATTGACTACGACGACTACGACGAGATGCTCGGCTACGCCGTGCACGTCGACAAGGTCCACGACCCGGAGTGGCCGGGCCACGACGCCGACTGCAACTGCGTCACCGGCAAGGAGCCGCTCCACTGTAGCTGCGGCGCCCGCCTCTCCGTCACCGACCGCAACACCTGCAGCATGTGCGACGGCGAGATCACCACCGGCAACGTCTGCGAGTGGGGCTGCGCCACCGACGTCGGTGAGTGCAGCGGGTGCGGCCACCTCAAGGGGCTGCGCTACGTCGAGGATGCCGGCGCGTCTTACTGTCGGCAGTGCTACAGCATGGCGAAGGACGAGGCGGAAACGCTGCGCCGCCGCGAGGCGGTCGACGCCGCCATGGAGGCTTTCTGGCACGTCATCAGCGACCGCTACTTCGACGTGCCGTCCGGAGATCTGCCGTTCGACGTGAGCAACGAATTTGACTCCGCCTGCTGGCACACCGTCGGCAAGTGGATCGACATCAACAAGGAGGACAAGTAGCCATGGGAGCCAGAGGAAGCGGACGCAAGCCGTCCCCAATTCAACCGACCACGCTCGCCGCTGCGCGGGTGCTGGAGTACTGCAACGACAACAGCCTGTACCACAGCGACGTCGCTCGTGCCCTCGGCGTCGATGTCGGCAACTTTCGCAAGGTGCTCTGCGGTGAGCGCCGTCCGTCCCTGGAGGTGGCGGTCGCCGTCGAGGAGATGCTCAACATTCCGGTTCGCCAGTGGGTCGAAGAGCTGGCCAATCCACCGATCATCGTACAGGAGTAGCCAATGTCACTCATGAGACCATTCAGCGACGACAACACCGACGGGTACACGGAGGAGCAGCTCAAACGCGCCAACGACAAGGTGCAGCAGTGGTTTGCTGACAAAGGCGTGGACCGCAACGATCTGTACTGCCTGCCGTGGATCGCCGACGAGTACAAACGAGTGCAGGAGAAGGCACTTGAGGAGGTTGAGTGACCATGTGGAACCGCCTGAAGCGAGCGTGGCGGACGTGGCGCCACGGACCCCGAGTCCGGTGCCGTTGCGGGATCCGGCGAAGCAAGCGCACCCGATGCCCCGACTGTGGGCAGCTCTTCCGCGACGCCTTCACGGGTCGCAACGTCCTGAAGCGCAAACCGTACGTCGAGTGCGGCGAACTGCCGGAGGTGTGGTGATGGCGATGACCTACACCGTGACCGAGGAGTACTGGGACGGCGGTCGGGACATCATCTGGACCGGCGACGAGGCGTCGGTGGCCATGGTCGAGGCGCAGCTGGCCAGCCGTGGAGCCAATGGTCGCGACCGGTCGCAGGTGTTCATTCACTGGTCCCGCGACGACGACGGTCAGCGCGGGTACCTGAACCCCGGTGGTCACCACCAGGTGACCGGGAAGGCGTGGTAGCCATGTCATTCGCAGCGATGAAGGAAGCGATCCTGAAACTCGACCGAGAGCTTGGAGAGCAGGCGGGCATCATCGACGCCCAGCAGCAGGAGCTGGAGAACGTGACCGCAGACCGTGACCGCCTGCTCGCCATCTGTCGTGAGTCGCTGGTCCTCTGGGAGGAGAACGTCGGCGCTGACGAGGACGTGCCCGACATCGTCCGCTCCCTCCGAGAGGTGTGCAATGCGGATCGGTAGCCTGTTCAGTGGCATCGGGGGGATCGAGCTTGGCCTGGAGACAGCCCTCCGAGACGCCGGCCACGACCCGGAGGTAGTGTGGCAGGTCGAAATCAACCCATTCTGCAGGTCGGTGCTGAAGCAGCATTGGCCGGAGGCAGTGCAACATGAAGACGTCCGATCCTGTAGCCTCTCCCCCGTCGACCTCATCTGCGGCGGATTCCCCTGCCAGGACATCTCCGGCGCAGGCAGCGGCGCAGGCCTTGCTGGCAGTCGCTCGGGGCTTTGGTATGAGTTTGAACGGATCGTTGCCGCGCTCCGCCCCGAGTGGGTCGTCGTCGAAAACGTCGCCAGCGGAGCCCGCCGGTGGGTCGACGCTGTCTCGGCCGCACTGGAACAGCTCGGCTATGAGACGCTACCGGTTCCGCTGTCAGCAGCGGATGTCGGCGCTCCTCACCTCCGACGGCGAATTTTCATTGTTGCCCACGCCCGCGGCGAGCAGCTACGGAAACAATCAGGGCGGCGGCGCGGGTCGGGTCGGCCCGGTGCGCCCGTCTCTGGAGTCGATGGCGAAGCAGGGGCTCCTGCCGACGCCGACGGTCGGCGACGCCAAGTCGAGCGGGTCGAGACAGAAAAAGGGCTCCAAGGCAAAGCCGGGCGTGAGCCTGACCGACGTGGTGGTGCACCGCAGGACGATCAACGAGAAGCACGGCGACCGCCTGCCGACGCCGTCGACCAGGGACTACAAGGGCAGTCCGGGGAAGGGCACAAAGGGTGGTCGATCCCTGCCGAGGTCGCTTGGGCAGACGACACGGTCCCTCAACCCACGCTTCGTGACGTGGATGATGGGGTTCCCCCTGCCGTGGTTCGACAGTGCAATCTCGACCGAAAGCAAGTCCTCATGGCGCTCGGGAACGCGGTTTGTCCGCAGCAAGCGGAAGTAGTCGGCTGGCTCATCGCAGAGGTGATGGCATGCTCGTAGCCTTCTCCGGCGGCAAGGACTCGACCGCCATGGTGCTGCAGCTCGCCAAGCTCGGCGAGGACTTCCGCATGATCTGGACCCCCACCGGCAACGAGTTACCCGACCTCATGCGCCACATCCGCCACGTCGAGCAGATCGTCGGTCGCCAGGTCGAGGCAGTCCCCGCGCCGACCCTCGCCGAGCTGATCGACGAGCAGCAGTGCCTGCCCTCGTGGCGCATGCGGTGGTGCACCCGCATGATCAAGGTCGAGCCCTGCGCCGAGTACCTCCGGCAGCACCCCGACGAGACTCTGTGTGTGGGGCTCCGCGCCGACGAGCCCGGCCGGGTCGGCGGCACCTACGAGGGCGCCAAGGAGATCCAGTACCCCCTGCGTGAGTGGGGCTGGGGTCTGGCCGAGGTGCTCCGGTGCTGCGAGCAGGCCGGAGTAGCCATTCCCACCCGCACTGACTGCGCCGTGTGCTTCTTCCAGACCCTACACGAGTGGTGGCTCCTCTGGAAGCACCACCCGGAAGCCTACGCCCAGGGAGAAGCCTGGGAGGAGCAGATCGGCCACACGTTCCGTAGCCCGTCCCGAGACACCCAGCCGGCCGCCCTCCGCGACCTGCGGGCCAAATTCGAGGCCGGATACACCCCCAAGGCTCGGCAGCGGAAGGTCAGCTGCCGGGTCTGCAACCTGTGAGGTAGCCATGCAGCGTAGCCAGTACTACAACCCCGACGAGGTAGCCACGCTCCGGAAGGCGGCACGGGCTCGAGCGGCCCAGGGGCGCAAGGCGGACGTCGTAGCCTGTCTCCTGGTCGAGGTAGCCCTGGAGCTGGGGCTCCGGGTCAACGAGCTGGGTAGGCTCCGCCTCGGAGATTTCGACTTCTCCAGGGGCTCAGTCCGCGTCTACCGCTCCAAACGGGGCAAGCCCTCGTGGGATATCCTCCCCATGTCAAACCACCTCTCCACGGTCGTCCTACAGCACATGGCGCAGAGGAGCTCCATTGCCCCAGAGGAGGCTCTTTTCGAGGGGCAGCGCGGGCCGATGACCAGGAAGGGGCTCCAGAAGGCGTGGAACCGCATGGTCGCCGCCTCCGGCCTCCCCCACCTGTCGATCCACGGAGCCAGGCACACCCTGGGGACCAACCTGCGACGGGCCACCGGGGACCTCCACATGGTGCAGGAGGTGCTCGGCCACAGCTCGATCCACACCACGGCGAAGTTCTACGACCACATCGAATGGGACGAGAAGGTCGCAGCCCTGAACGGCACCTACGATGGGTAGCTTGTAGCCTATCCCAGCTTCTTCTTCACGTCGCTGATCAGCTCCCGGTCCTTCTCGGTCAGCCTCCCGCCATTCAGAACCCTCAGGGCCCCCGGCAGGTCGGCGAGTAGCTCGTCCGTCGACCGCTTGTCGGCCTCGTTGGTCCGGTCCTTCTGGTAGGCGCCGAGGTACCGACCGATGCGTTCCATGGCCGCCGACCGCGAGGCCGGGGTCTCCTTCAGGTCGTGGGCCTCCTGGATGATAGCCATGTTGCGCTTCACCCACCACTCGAGGGTGCACTCGCACTCCTCCATGATCTGCTTCCGGCGCAGCGAAAGGTAGACGCGGACGTCCTCCCGCTTCAAGGCCTTCGACGCGTTGGTCGGCGCCGAGGTATCCTTGCAGTCAAACCCCGCCGCCAGGTACGCCTCGCCCTGCTTCATGCCCCTGAGCAGGTTCTCGCAGAAGAGGAAGTAGCGGTTCGACAGCTTCGGCAGGTCAGGCGTCATCACCTCGCGCTGCAGTTCCATGGGGGTGTGCTTCGGCTTGCGCGGGTTCTTCTGCTGGAACTCCATCCCGTGCTGCTCCAGAGACATCGGCGGCGGCTCGGCCTCAATGTCGGCCTTCCGTTTCGGGCACGTCTGGATGTAGTGACCCACCTCGCCGCAGTACCGACACTTCCGCGGAGCTCGCTGGTCCTTCTCTTTCATGGAAGCATTCTACCTCTTCACCTTCTTCTGCTTCAACGCCAGACGTGACAACCGCCGGCGTTCGGCTCGGCTCTGTGTGTTGGTAGCCATGCGACGACGGGCAAGCACTCCCTCGTGACCACACTCGCACTTCCACTCCAGTTCGCCGCCCTGCCCGATGGGGTTGATCAGATCCATGCTGAACGTCTCTTTGACCTTGAGGCACGTCGGGCACTGCCACATCATCTTCGGCACAGCGCCGAGTTCGCAGTAGGAAACCTCAGGTTCGTTTTTTGAAGGTTCGGTCATGGCCCTCTCGCTTCCGGCGTTCTTGGTCTTTGAATGGCGTGCCGCCGATCAGGTTGCGCGTCGGCACCGTGTGCTCCGCGTCGTACTCCTGAGCCTGGTCGCAGTCGAGCGGCCAGAGCTGGTCGCACTCGTTGCAGCGGTACTGCTCGCCATCGGGTGTTAGAAAAAGGTTTTTCCCCTGACAGCAGATCTCTTCTTTTACTCCGTAGACCCGGTCGTATCCTTCGCTGTGGGCTGGGTTGGTCCTTGGATGAAACCAAGAGGTGAAGATGCTGTGCTTCCCGACTTCTCGCCTCGCCATTGGTACCACTCCTCGATGATTGCCAGCCAGTCGTCCATCCGCATCACCACCATCGGAGGCATGCGCTGGCCATGGTCTTTGATGATCGCCGTGGGGAACTTTGACGTGCCCTCGGAGTCGCGCTGTGCCTGCTCGAGGGCGGCCCTGATGTTGGGCTTCTTCCCGTGCTTACACTCGACCCAGAAGCACGGGACCTCGACGTCGGGGACCTCTCCACCGTTACGCGACTGCAGGCCGCGCCGCACCTCAACGCCAGGCATGATGTCGCGAAACTCGTTGGCCACCCACCGCTCGAAACGCTTCCCCTTCTCGCGACTCAGCTTACCCATCGAGCTGTTCCTCGAGGTCGCGGCGAAGCAGCTGCAGGCAGTGCTTGCAGTCGTACCCCGACCGGCGCCCGAGGCGAGCTCGCCCCTCCTCAAAAACCTGACCGCACCGGGTGATGACGCTGCCGTCGATGACGTCAGCAACGTGGTTGCGCGGCGGAGAAATGTGACCAGTCGCCGCTTTCACGGGTTCATAGACCACCCATCTGACCTTGCCAAGCTCGAGCTGCATGTCCCCTCCAAAACTCCGACGGGCCGCCCCCGCCAACCAAACCGGGGGGAGGGAAAGTCGCGCCGAGGGCGACCCGCCGAAGGCCTAGAACAAATGCCCCTGCACTCCACGCCGGTGAGATATAGCCTTGCCGGCGCGATCCATCAACCAACATCCTGGCTCGACGTGACCGTGCGCGAGTTCCGGCGTGAACCGCACGACGACGACGCCAAACGGCGCTCCGGGAATCTTCTTCGTGGGATCTGGCGGCTCGTAATCTGGGGGCGGCTCAAATTTCAGCCGACCGCGCACGAAGTAGATGTCTCCACGAAAGCACATGTCCTGAAACCACTTCGTGTCCGTCGAGTTGGGCAGGAGGTACGTCGCCTCCGTGGCATGCTCGAGGGCGTGCAGCCAGCCGCGCTCCAGCCAGGCGAGCGGCTCGGCGTACGGCGGGTTGCACCAAACCTTGCGCCCGGCCCACGACTGCAGGAGCCCGTCCTCATCCTCGGTGAAGTAGTTCGAGCACTTCGCCGACCACGGCTGGGCGCAGACGTCGAGGTCGAACGTCCACCGTTTGTGCAGCGTATCGAACAGCTCGTGAGGCGTACCCCAGTACTGCAAATGCGACATGTCGTCGCCACGGTAGTGCGGACTCATTTCTTTCTGAACTCCTTGGCGTGGGGACAAGTGACGAAGTGCGAAACATACCTCGGCTTGCCAAACAAGTTTGCCTGCTTCGGGTCCACGACCATTGCGCGGTTACTGCCATCGAGCTCGTTGGTTTCGATTTCGATGTTGCCGTCTGGGTCAGGCTCCACATCGATCGGCATGAGCACGTCATTCTTCGTGAGCGCCCAAAAGATCTCGGCGTTGCACTTGCGACAGGTAGGCATCAGGCGACCCATCCACGCATCGGACACTCGTACCAGTTGGTGCCCTCGAGGTCTTCCTCGCCGAGAGCGCACGCGATGGACCACCACCAGAATGCAGCCGGGACGCAGTCGACGTGCTGGTTGCGATCTGAGCGAATGGTCGTGCTCGAGCGGAACTGATGCTCAACGCCTTTTCGATGCATAGCGCCTCCAGGCGAGCGGGGTCACGGCACCATCGGTCGCCACCATTATACAACGTTGCATAGCGAGCAGCGGGATTGTTTTCCCCCGCGCCCATCTGGACACCTGTGGCTGCGTGCAGGAGCCTAGGCCGGATGTGGTATTCAAGATGTCGGCGAATAATTGCTGCGTCCAATCGCGACGTTGCAAGTACTTGCCGAGCGGGCTCAATTCTGCTTGCTTCGACATAATGCAACATTGTATAACATGAGGTGCGGGCCGGGGTCAACTTTGACTGTTATCCCCCCGGGGTGGGTCGAGAGCTGCTGGCAGTGCCACATAGTGTGGCGGTGGAGTCAGCCCCGCATGATACAACCCAGAGAGGAGCGACGATGCTTTGGGATGTCACAGTCGAGCTCGCCGACGGCGGGCAAGTTACCATTCACAAGGTCGAGGCCGACGGCTTCAAGAAAGCAGGTCACCTCGCCAGCGTTCAGGCGGCGATCGAATTCGGTACCGTCGAGGAGGTAGTCTCCGTGTCCGAGCACAAACCCGCAGAGGAGAAGCACACCTGCCTGGTGGACCTCTCCAACATCTTCCGCATCCACTGGCACGCGAGCGAACAGGACGAGGTCGGCTCGGCGTACCGCAAGACTGTGCGGTTCATCGAGAACCACGCCTCCAACTTCGACCACGTCGGGGTGTGCCTCGATTGGCCACCGTACCAGCGTCAATCCATCATGAAGGAGTACAAGGCGAACCGGGAGAAGGCATCGACGGTGATGAAGGAGCAGATGCGCCAGACCATCGACCGGATCCGCGAGCTGGGCTACCACATCTTTCGGGCGGAAGGGTACGAGGCGGACGACATCATTGCCACGCTGGTCGAGCACACCGAAAACCAGGGCATCGAGGTGATCGTCTTCAGCGGAGACAAGGACCTGATGCAGCTCGTGTCTCCCAACACAAAAATCTTCTCGCCGATGACGCAGCAGAAGTACGGGCAGGACGAGGTCCTCGAGAAGTTTGGAGTTCATCCAGAGCTGGTCGCAGATCTGCTCGCCATCATCGGAGACAAGTCGGACAACATCCCCGGCATCAAGGGTGCGGGCACCAAGATTGCGGCGGGCTGGCTGAACGAGTACGGCGACCTCGACGGCGTGATCGCCAACGCTCACCGCATCTCCCGCAAGCAGCCAGGCGGCGACGGCAAGACGCTCGGCGAGGCCATCCTCGAAAACCGGGACGAATTGAACAAGTGGCACGGTCTCACCAAGCTGATGATCGATGCGCCCATCGACGCGAAGCAGCTCTTCGCCCCGATGAACCCGCAGCACAAAGAGGGCCAGCCCGAGCTCGACCTCGACAGCATGCCCGGGGAGGAAGAGGAGCCGCCGCACCCGGCGGAGGAGTCAGCACAGGCGGATGACCCTGGCCCGAATGGTGGTGAGACCACTCAGTCCGCACAACCTGCAGTGAGTGTGGATGGTCCTGAATCCGGTGCGACTCCGGGGGTACAGGGGCCAGACCCCGAGCCACCGACGGCGCCCGAGGTGGTCGAGCCCGACGTCGTCATTCCCCCAGCACAAACCGCCATGGTCAAGCGCAACCCGGACTACGACCGCGCCCTCGAGCCGGCCGACATGGGTCAGGCGTGGGGTCTGGCGAAGAGCATGCACCGGTCCAGGATGTTTGGTGACTTCCCCAACCCTGAGGCGATCCTCGCCATCGTTATGACCGGACGCACCTTCGGCATGGATGCAGTGTCATCTCTCCGCGGATTCCATTTCGTGAAAGGGAAGGCCAGCCCGAGTGCGCAGCTTCTCATCGGCCTGGTGAAGCGCCACCCAGCGTGCGAGTACTTCCGAATCAAGGAGCAGGCGGACGACCGCGCGACGTGGGAGACCAAGCGGCGCGACGAGCCGGAGCCCGTCACCATGACGTTCACGCTCGAGGACGCCAAGCGGGCAGGCCTGCTCGGCAACGACAACTGGAAGAAACGACCGGGGATGATGTGCCTGTGGCGAGCTGGGACTCAGCTCGCTCGGGTCGTCTACCCGGACATTACCTCGGGGCTCTACACCCCGGACGAGTTGGAGGAGCGATGAAGCCAACAGTAGTGATTGCCGTAGTTCTCCTTTGGTCGTGTGGCGCTACTCCATGCGAGAACCACTGCGAGACCATCTGCTACAAGCTGGTGTCGTGTCAGGTTGAGGGCGCCGGCTCGCCCGCCGAGTGCATCGACGAATGCACGGTCGACCTGACCAAGGGGTACGCCGGGGCCAACGAGGCCACCTGCGATCATCTCGACTACGACATGCGGCAAATGAGCTGTACCCAGTTCAGCCACTGGTATCGAGACCAGTGGCGACTACGTCTCACCGACTAGAGCCGGTACGCCACCGGTGGCCCCGGCGGCGGAGTAGGCTGTGCCTGCTGAGTGGGTGCTGCCGGGGCCGGGGCCGGAGCTTGCTGCTGCTGCTGCTGCTGCGGTTGCGCGAGAGCCTCCGCCGCCTGAATGTCTGCCTGATTCCACATCGAGTCCACGAACATCATGACCTCGTCGGGGTCGGCAATCGAGACGGTCATGCCGCTGGGGAATACCGCCATCGCATTCTCCAGATCTATCTCGGGCTCCTCCCCCATGGCGGCGAGCGCAGCCTTCCGGATCATGTCAGCGTTGAGCATGTTCTGTTGCTGACCGAGCTGGCGAGCTCGGTAAATCTTCTCGGACTGCATGTCCTGCCGAGCCTGGTCCTGCTCCATCATGTCAACCATCCGCACGACCTCATCGGGGTCGCGCAGGTTGACAAACTTGCCCATGGACTCATGAAGAGCAGGGTCAGGCATGAGGATGTTGCCGAACACGTCGGCTCGCTGTGGCCTGATCACACCCTCGACACTCTCGGGCTGCATGTACTGTTCTTCGTATCGCTCCACGGCTGCCTGGGGATACCCGCTCTCCATCTCCTGCAGCTGTGCGAGGTACTGCTCGTCCTGCGCCGGGCCCCAGTCTGGTCCCATTGGCTCGGGCTCCATGGCGGTCTCGAGGTTGAGCGCACGTCTCATGGCGACGTCGTATAGTTTTTTCTCATCCATCTCAACTCTCCTCGAATTCCGACAGCAGCCGGAACTTGTACGTGGTCCCCTTCAGCACCGGGTACCCGGGCAGCACCACCTGGGCGAAGACGTACCAATCGCCAGGCAGATCCCAGTCACCGCTCTGCACAGTATACCGGATTTTGTTATTGTCCGACGGATGGACGACGGCGGTCCAGTTGACCTGGGATCCATCCGGCTTGGTCACCCGCATGGTCCTCGAGGTCGACGCCGAGATGTCGGTCCCGCAGTCGAGGTCGATGACCTTGCCTTCCTCGCCTACCTTGTGAACTGGGGTACTCATGTGCTCTCCACCTTGATCGTGCTACCGCCATCGTCGCCCAGGTCGAGGATGCTCTCGCCCTCCAGGCTCGTCGTCACCGTCGAAACCCCCTCCAAAGAGAGAGACAACTCCGACGGGGATTCCAAGGAGGTACGAATCAAAGACCCGCCCTGCAGGTCCAAGTCGAGCCACGACCTCCCCTTGAGGATCTCGGTCTCCGCCGGCGTCGCGATGGCGCCAAGACCTCGGGTGATGAGGCGGGTCAGTCCTTTGAGAATGATCATCAGGCACGCTCCCGCTCCGTGACCGAGCTCGGACTCGACGTCGGGTTGCCGGCCAAGTCCTTGAGGTCGAACCGCGCCACCTCGGTGACGTTGTCCGCCTTGTAGAACACAGCCTGGTCGGTGCCCGTGTCGATATCCCACCGACCGCCCTCGATGTCATGGATGAACTCCACGAGCTCCGCGAGGCTTCCTGCAACTCCCGCGTGGTCGGCGACCACCTCGCGCAGGACGGCGTCGGCAATGTCTGCCGCAGAGGGGTCGTTGAGGGCGGCAATGTCAGCCCTCGTGATGTTGTGCTCGTTGGTGATGTACGCCTTCATGACCGGGATCTCGCT